AAAGCCCCACATGGGATAAGGCCCTAAACATCATCGAAAAGCTTGGTATGACTCCGTCAGAATCCAGATCAATTGAACTTGAAATTGAATACGACAGCCAGGCGCACAAAAGAAAAGCTCACTGAGTGGTAAAGACTCAGCGAGCTTTAGTCCAATTCCAAACGGCAGAACGGACAATTACATTATGGCAGAAAAAGCGGTCATCTACGCGAGATTTAGCTCAGACAAGCAGCGCGAGGAATCAATCGAGGACCAGGTGCGTGTCTGCGCCAAATTCGCGGCATCCAAGGGCTTTGAGATTGTAAAGACCTATACGGATGAGGCGCGATCTGGCACCAATGCAGCCGGGCGCCCCGGCTTTCAAAAGATGATTCTCGATGCCCAGGCACAGCGTTGGACAAAGGTTATCGTCTACAAGACCGACCGCTTTGCGCGCTCGCGCTACGATTCGGCGGTATATAAGGCAAAGCTGCGTAAATGCGGCGTGGAGATCGTGACTGCTGCCGAGTCGGTGCCGGACGGTCCCGACGGCATCATCCTCGAGTCTGTGCTTGAGGGAATGGCTGAATACTACAGCGCTAACCTTGCGCAAAACGTCAAACGGGGTATGGAGGGAAATGCCCTCAAATGCAAGCACAACGGAGTCTCAATCTTCGGATATGACCGTGGAGCCGATGGATACTATGCCATCAATGAACACGAGGCGGCAGGCGTGCGTATGGCATTTGACATGTGCGCCGCAGGCGAGACCAAGGCCGAGATCATGCGCAGGCTCAACGGCCTTGGCTACAAGACCGTCACCGGCAGGCCATTTAGCAATGAAGCGGTGAACAGGCTGCTCAATTGCGAACGATACATCGGCACCTATACCTGGGGCGATTTCAGGAAAGAAAACGGCATGCCGTCCATCATCAATCGCGAACTCTGGGACAGCGCTCATGCGCACATGGCGTCCAGAGGTCGGAAAAGGCGAGGCAAGATGAATGCTGAATACCTGCTGTCCGGCAAGATCTACGATGCCGAGGGCAATCAATTCGAGAGCGACTGTGGCTACGGTGAGAATGGCAAGCGCTATCACTACTACCGCTGCCGCAAAACAAAAGTATCGATGCGCCAAGACGAGGTCGAGGACAAGGTGATCGGCGCATGCGCGCGCCTGCTCAACGAGAATCCGGATCTGGACGAGAGAATAGTCGACATGGTACTCGCGCGTCAGGACAAAGACACAGAGCAGGAGATTACCGCGCGTGAAGCCCTGAGCAGCCGAATAACGGACGTTGAACGCGAGATTGATAACGCCATCGACCTTGCCTGCAAGCTAGGCTCTACGGACCGAATGGCGGTCAAAATCAACGGATTGCAAGACGAGCTCACCGCGCTCAAGGCCGAGCTCGACGAGATTAAGCGTGGGGCACCACTCATCGACCGAGACATGATCTTGTTCGCGCTTTACAAGATGCGCCAATCGGACGGTCCCCGCGGGATGGTCGCGGCATTCGTCGACCGTGTGACAGTCAACAAGGACGGTAGTCTGCTGATTCAATTCATTTTGTGCCGCCCCACCTGCGAAAACAAAAAACCCGAACCCTCCAACGGAGAGTTCGGGAAACTCAACTGTGGTAGCCCGGGCGTGAATTATCCCGAACTTTTCCAAGTGTATCACAGTGCGCGGATACTGCCGATTAAAGGTGGCTTTGGTGTTCTGCTCGCAGCCTAATCCTTGATTGGCAACTTCATCCGCAGCCTAATGTATTGTTTTGAACATTTTTGCCCAAAAAAATGCCCACCCCGGCAAAGCCGGAGTGGGCGAAACGCTATTTGCGGTTGATGAAAAGGCACATGGCGAGCACGCCGACAGCTGCTCCCAGCTGTGCGCCTAAAAGTACCATGAGGATGTTGCCTAACATATAAGCTCCTGACTAAGCTGCATAGAGCTTGCGCTTGATTGCCTGGGCGACAGCCCTGTTGGTGTCGGGACCATGGAAGCCATCGGGGCCGCACGATCCGACCGAGATACCATGGTTCATAAGCCATTGCTGGTGCTTATGGATGGTGCCGTTGGTCATCTGTCGAGCCTGGACACCACCGACGCAAGGATAGATGGCGCATCCGACCTTGCGCTGCAAGGCAAGCACCATGTCGGAGCCACATCCCTTGCCGGTCTTGGTCCATTCGACGCATCGCTGGTCTACTGCCCAGAAATACCTCTGATGCGCGACATGCTGACCAGAGATCACTCCATCAACGGTCGTGCCGAGCTGCTTTTGAATTGCTCGCGTGAACTTGGGACCCCAGTAACGCACATCGCCGAGATCGGCGTCGGTGTTGTCGGCGACCTCGGTATTGGCGCCGGACAGCGTCTTGCCATCATTGAGCCAGTAGAGGGTGCCGTCCCATGGATAGCTGTAATAGGCCTTGATGTTGGACTCTCGGGAGTTTTGGTCGCCCTTAGTGCCAGCGATGGTGCCCCTCTCCGAGATGGAGAACTGCGCCAAGAGGTCGCCACGCTTGGAGCCGTAAGGCGAGATGCACACGGCGGTGTGGCACTTTTCATTAAGGTAAATATCGCCGCGTTGCGCTGACTTGACGCCCATTTTTCGCCAACCGAAAAGACCGGTCTTGAGCAGCTGTTCGCGCATGTTGCCGGTATACGTGGCACCGAACGTGTTGATGCCGACGGCGCGCAATGCCGTTATGACGGCGGACGAGCAGTCGCGGTCGCCGCCGGCAATGGTCACGGTCGTACCATCAGAAAGCCTGATCGTCTCGGTAGTACCGTCGCCCATGCGGTTGTATTGCGAGTATCCATGACCGGAGCCACCGTCATGAGTGACGAGGTGCTCCATGACCTGCGCGAATGCCTCGCGCTGGGTAATTGCCATGGCTAGTCCGCCTTGATATCGCCGAGCGCGAGCAGCGCATCGAGCCATTTGTCGGTGATTCCAACGCTTTTGAAAGCTGCGTAGGCCACCTGCACGCCGCCAACGCAGGCGAATATGGAGGTCACCCATGCGCCTGGGTCAGTCGGCATACCGTCTGCCATGGCGGTGAGGGCGCCACACAGCACAGAGACGGCGATCGCTGTCCACCGTGCTGCATTCCCAGTCATCGCCTTTGTCTTGATTGCCTGCACGATGAAGGGCACCACGAGCACTGTGACGACCGTGAGGCCTGCTTGAATCTCTGTCATTTCGTAAACCTATCTCGTAGATTCTTTGTCGTAGAGCAAATCGACCCGATCGCAGATGTGGTCGACCTTTTGAGCCATGCCCTGGCTGCGCGCCTGGCTATGGACAAGATCCGAATGGAGGACGTCATTTGACGCCACAACGGATTCCATCAGGGTTTTCATTGCCTCCATCAAAGAGTTGGACCGCTCCATCTGGGCCGCAATTCGCCCCTCCATCTCCGACCGCTCGCGGTCGCGCTGGGCGCGCTCATTGACTTCGTCTTGTTTGCGCTCCTCGCGCTTGATATCGAGCGCACTTTTGCGTTCGTTTTGCAGCTTGTACTCTTCGAGGAACTGTTTGCCGAAATAAAAGGCAATCAGCGCCAGCAGTACGCCGCCAAGCCATGCAGGACCGTACGGAACGAAGAGCTTTAGCACTTCCATTCATTCACCCCCTTTGCCCCATCACGGCACTGGCGGGCAATCAGCCAGCGTAAAAGAAAAGGCCCCGTTCGGGGCCAGTCTTACTTGCCGAGAATCTTTTTGACGGACGCACGCCAGATAACGTTCACATCCTCAATCTTCCAGGGCTCGCCGGTCTTTGGGTTGATCGCCCCATCCTTGATGAGAGTCGCGTAGATTGCTGCCATTAGGCTTCACCTCCCGCCGTTGCGATCATGTCGCCGAGCTCGGCGAGCGCCTGAAACGCCGTTTCGAGCTGCTTGCCGTTGTCGGCGACAGCCTGCTCAGTCGCACCGATGCGCTCGTCGACCGTGCGACCGCCTGCGATCTGCTGCTCGGCGATTGCATCGAAGTCGGCCTCGATTTCCTCGGCGCTCGGCGTGCCGATGCGCTGGAAAAACAGCGTGTTGCAGCGCCAAATCTTGTAATGCGTGCCGTCCGGACCGTTATCGACGGTGTCCTCGGTGATGTCTTTGCGGAGCCAGATGTTGGCGATAGGACCGTCCTGAATGACCGTCACCTTTGCGGGCTCGCGGTCGCAAAACTCAAGCTCGAATTGCATGAGAACTCCTAAATCTGTCGTGTCTAGCGATTACCTTTTTGGCTTGGCGGCGTGCCGGATAGAGGCCGTTGTCATCGCAGAATCTCTGGCTGTCGGTATGTTTGAACCATCCGCAGTAGGCGATCAGACGTCGCGCCAGCCTCAGATTCGTCGGCTTTCGACGGCATCGGAATAACGCTCGACGGCCTTTGCGAAAGGTCTTGTCGCGGATGGTGATCCGCTTGCGCCTGACCACGGAACCGGCGACATCCGTCGGCTCATCGTCAGTTGCCCTGCATACCTTCCAGGGCTTGAGCTTTAGCCCAAACTCGGCCTTGAGGTACTTTGCGAGGTCACGCGCTGCACACTTGAGATTTCGTTTATCGCTGCCGAATAACCAGATGTCATCGACGTACCATGCCTGGTGCTCGACAAGAGCCACGCGCTTGCCGCGGCGAATCTTATGCATGTCCTCGACATGGTGGTAGCCAAAGCTCAGGATGAGCAGCGCCATCCTGAGCGAAAAATAGCTACCGATCATCAGATGTCCGTCCGGATACGAGTCCATGATCGCCTTGGCGATACCGAGCACGACGTCAGAGCGCACGTACTTCTCGAGCACGCGCATGACGTCGGCGCACCTCACGGACTCATAGCAGGATTTGACGTCCAAGTGCACATGGTAGGCGCACTGATTGACCCACTTCTGCACTGTGGGCGCTGCGCGGAACTGACCCATACCGGGTCGATTGACCTGCCAGTAGCCGGTTTTCGCGCACATGAGCCCATCGACGGCGAGGTCGACGGTGTAGCCGCAGACCTGCTGTTTGACGCCCTCAACGCCGATGTTGCGCAGCTTGCCGCCATCTTGCCTTGGCCTCGTGCTCAAGGGCTCAAATCGCAGCGTGCCGGCATTTGCCTCGGCAACAATCTCGGCGATCAGGGCATCGGGCGAGCCGTATTCCTTGTACACACGCCATTCATTGGTCCGGCCTGATTCGCCGGACCGCCAATTCTCATAGGCCCTGCCGACAAGATCGGTATCGACGGCAAGGCCCTTGCAGTAACTTTTCATTCGACCAATCCAGCTCTCTGATTGCATTCCGAGAGGTCGGCAAAATGCCTACTGGCCCGGTGGTCTTATATGCCATTTCACTTTGTTAAGCCAGGCGAGCCCGATGCTTCCACCGGGTACGCTGCCGTGCGGGTTTTATATGGGAGCTATCAATCAGATTCGCGCGAGGCGTTGTTCCACCTCGTCCTGCCGGGCCAGTTGTTAAGGTTCGCGCGGCGCAAGCCAGCGTTAGAGCCATTCCTGAGGTTGCCGAAAACCTGGACGAAAGGAATTTCACCTGCATGCACGGCAGGTCCCTGAGTCGTTTTTCAGGGGCGCCGCCCCTCTGCCGACTTACGCCGCCTTTGGCGGCACGTCGGCATTCACCCTGTTTCGACCATTTGGCGAGACGCGCGAGGCGTAGCTCCACCCCGTCCAGCCGGGCCAGCCGCCAAGGTTCGCGCGGCGCAAGCCAGCGTTAGAGCCATTCCCGAGGTTGCCGAAAACCCGGACTTCATACGTATCGGTTTTCTTACCGCCGTAATACCAGATGCCGTCACCGACGCCTGCGCCGGTGGAGCCGCCGGTACCGTAAGGCACCAGGGAGCCCTTGCCCTTGACCATCGCCGACGGGTACATCTCGCCATCCGCAGCCTTGATCGGCAGAGTGAAAATCTTGGTGTAGCCGGAGGTTACAGAGGTGGCGGACTTGGACGTGTCCTCGACAAGATAGTAGCCGTAGCCGTCATCCTCGCCCTTGACGAGCTGGTCGCCAAGGATCTCCCAGGCGCCGAGCATGACCTCGATGCCTTGAATGGCGAAGGGCTCGCGCCCGGACTTGTTGTCGTAAGGCGAGCCATCGCCGATGATGCCGACGGTCGCGCCGGGATTCCACGGCGCCGTGGAGACGAGCTGACCGACCTCGGTCGAGATGTTGCTACAGTCGAGCGTCAACACAACGTTGTCGCCATCGACCGTCTTCTTGACAATATTGGCCTGATCCGCAATGTCGTAGGCATCGGCATTACCTCGATCTCGACCGGCAACCTTGGTGGTGCCGACCATGACGGCAGAGCCGATGGGCCACTTGTCAGCGATGGTCTTGGCGATGGTGACGGTTGGCGCGCCGGAGCCTGCCACCGTCACAGGCGTCTGCTCAGTGTGATTCGAGCAGCCGGCGAAATTGGCCTGGCTCGACTTGTGAGCGTACTTGAGAAGATTCATCTCATAAAGATAGTCGTAGTCGGCGGCGGTGTAGCCACTGTACTCGCTGCCCTTCTTCTTTGCTGCCTCATTCATCGAGTTGTGCGAGCAGCTGCGTGTCCAGAGCTTGGCGCCGGCGACCGAGCAGGGCTTACCGGCGGAATCCTTGGATGCCCCGAATGCAGCACGGCACATGAATGGCTCGAGCGTGCCATCGATGCGCAGCGAGCGGTCCTCAGGCACGTAGCCAACGTGGGGACGGTCGGAGCAGGCAACACGGTACTTGCCGTCGACGATGCCATGGAATACGTAGCGCACGGGAGCGAGGGCGAAAACGTCTCGACCGTCCGTATAGGAGAAGTTGCCAAAGGAGCGCATGCCGGTGATATGCCAGGTGCCGGCATCATCCTTGTAGCCGTTGACGTGCTCGTAGCGGAACGGGCCGACGCCGGCGTAAGGGTCGGTGCCGGGCTTGAGCAGCGTGGACGGCACCGGGTTGGCAATGTCGGCATTGGCGAGGCTCTTGGTGAGCGTCTGGACGGCATCGAGCGTCTGGTCGACGGCGTAGATCTTGCCGTCGCTCTCCGAGCTCAGCCATCGCAGGATGGACTTCACTGTAAATTCGCCCTTGGCGGCATCCCACTCGGGGTAAGGAGCAGGTGCGACATTCAGACTCAGGATGGCATCGGCGACAGTGCCAAAGCCTTTCTCAAATGTGTCGTTTACTGGAAAGATATGATCCATTTAGTACCCCTTGACGGTCGTATCAACGATGACAGGCCATGTGTCGCCGTTCTCATCGGTAATGCGCTTGAAATACATGCTCTTGTCAGCGGAAATGGAGCCTCGTGCCTCATCTGCCGCAAGGCGGGCGTCGGCGGCGGCGTCCTTCGTCTCCTTAATCGCGGCGGCGGCGCTGTCCGCCGATTTGCCGGCGGCAATGGCGCTCGCGTCGGCGGACTGCTTCGACTGATCAGCAGCCTCGGCAGATGCGGTCGCATCGTCGCGAGCGGCCTTGGCAGCTGCGGTCGCAGCCGAGAGCTTGTCCGACATCTCCATAAAGGAGGTCTCGCGCTCGGTCTCGTTGGCGGCGCGCTGCTTCTCAGCCTCGTCGCGCTTGGTCTCGGCGGCGTTGCGCGCCTGCTCGTCGGCCTTCGCCTGCTCCAAGATCGGAATGTAGACCGTCGCCTGCTGACCACCGATCTCGGCGCTCTGTAGGACCTTGACCAAGCACGATTCGGTCGTGTCGAGGTAATCGTCACCCTTGTAGATCTCGTAGTACCAATGCGCGAGTCCGGCATCGGTCGACATCTCCGCAGGTAGCAGGTGGCGCACCATGCCAGCGAGCGCGTTGACGACCTCGACCTCGGTCGGGCCCACGAGTTGACCGGCACCGGTGGTGCCGACGAATCGCACGGTGCAGCCGGTGAGGTCGTAGGGGTTACCCTTTGTGGAAATGGTGACCGTGAGCTCGCGGTTTCCGCGCTCACCGCGGCGCAGCGGGTCTACGCGCTGTTCCCTAAAGGCATTCTCGGGCTTTTTAGTATCGAACGTTAGTTCTTGAGCCATGACGCCCCTTTCTTTACTTGATTAATTTTGCGATGGCGGCGCACTGGCCGCTCGACATGACGAGGACGAGGACGGTGTCCCCGACCTTTGCGTCGCAGTATCGAGAGCAGGAGGTCAAGTTCTCGGCAGCGGAGAGACGCACCTGGTATGCGCCGTCCCTTACCGCCATGACCTTGCCTCGCACGTGGTAATCGGGCGAACGGGCCGCCTGCCCGAGCCGCAAGGCGCGCTCGGCCTCGCGAACCATGCTGTCTGCCACTTGCCGCCTCCTTTATGCCGCGATGACCTGACCTGTCACATCCACGAGCAGGTCGCGCCTGATGAATTCTCGGACCTTGATGCCGGACTTTGCGGTCGGCGTGCACGAGGTGTCGATCGAGGTGATCGCACCTTGGCGCTTGAGTCCCGAGTAGCGCACGCCGACGGCATCGTTGATGTCGACCGGCACGAGCAGTGAATTGACCTTGGTGTACTGGATCTCGGAGCTGCCATCGAGCAGCTTCTTTCGCGCGAGGGCCTTGAGGTTCTCAAGGCGCTCGTCCTGGGTCTCGCCATCGAGCTCGCTGACCTGCTCGACCGTGGAGTTTTCGCGCCACGAGCGCGATGGCAGCGATGCCCTGCTCTCTGGGTCGATGTTGCGAGCCTGGGCGACAAGCGTCTCGTCATCAGTCTCATAAATGAGGACGACGATGTTGGGCGTGTTGCGCCAATCGTTCTCCGACGAGATGCCGGGCATGAGTGTCGATGTCTCGTCGTTGGCAAATGTCCAGGCGAGCTCGCGCGCGGTCGGCTCGACATATGGCTTGAGGATGACCGTGCCATAGGCATCGGTATCTGCTGAGCCGTAGCCGGCGGCATCGAGAAGGTAGTTGACCACATCAAGGAGCGAATCGTCCGGCGCGAACGTATGGTCGCAGCTCAGCAGGTAGCCGGATGACTGGCAGTTGGTTTGCAGGCCGGCGCCGGTGATGATCTTGTTGGCGGCGGCGATAGCGTTTGTGCCTGCCGCGACCGTGTAAGGCACCTTGAGCTTGGTATCGGACAGTACCTTGAGCAGCGAATAGAGCTTCGCGGTGCCGGACTGTCTGACACCTCCCCCATCGAGCGAGGTGTAGTCGGGCTCATCGGACTCCACGAGGACGGTCGCGCGCCTCTGCTCGACCGTCTGGCCGTTTCGGTCGCGGAACGTGTAGATCAGTGCGAGCGCGTCGATTTCGTCGGGCGCGGTGCCGAAATACTTGAGCGAGCCGGACGTCTTGAGCGTGTCGAATGCCGAGCGGTTGATGCTTGCGCTCTCGATGTTGTCGTAGAGTCCAAGCTCGTCCCACGTGCCCCACTTGATACGGCGATAGAGCCACCAGGCATCGTAGCGCGCGCCCTTCCAGTCGGCCATCAGACCTCGCCTCCGTCGACTCTCGTGATGGATACCGAGACCGAGGCGCTGTAATCCTCGAAGCCGTCGTATTCCTCATCGATTTTGGCCGACGCCGAGCAGTGGAAAACGTCACCGGACAGGCTCTTGTAGATCTTGTCGCCGGATGCGAAGGTCATGCTCTCGAATGCGCGCGCCTGTTCCCGCGACTCGACCCACCCGGAGAAATCAATCTTGAGTGAGCGTTGGCGCGATTGGACGAGCAGAGGCCACGTCCTGCCATCTAGCTCGACAATCTCATCGGACGGGCGCGTCGGCGTGCGCGAGCCGGATGGCTCCCACATCGCCTGTGCGATGCCCCCATCGTAGACGATGAACCACCACGGCGTCTCGATAATGCCGGTGGCAGTCGAGGTGTTGACGGCGCCGGCGCCGGAGGTCGTGACGGCCTCGTAGGTGTACTCGACATTGAGTGGAGCGAAGCGGTCGATGACCTCGGCACCATCGCTCATATCGGAGCCGATCTTGATGCGACCGGTCTCGGTCACACGGTAGAGGTCGAGGCGCACGGCGGATGCGAGCTCGCTGTCGCGCGTGAGCCTGACTTGCACGGTCGCGCATCCGGTTTCCGGGTCCGTCTCGACGAATATGTTGCCGCGCTGCGGCAGGCGGAACTTGGTCGTGACGGTGCGCTTGGCGGTCGCCGTGAGCGACGAGGTCGATCGTGACGTGACGTCGATGACGTATGTCTCGCCATCGACCGGAACCCACTCGTCGGCAGTGATGGTGGTCGTGAGGGACTTGCCGAGTGGCTTGGTAAAAACCGTCTCGCCGTCGCGCGCGATCGTGAGCGTCGATGCCTGCACAGTGCCGGACTGGTCGATATACGTCAGCTTTACCGAGATCGGAACGTCGGTGATAACGAAGCCGTCAGCGGGTTGCTCGATGACAACGGTCGGTCGCTGCCTGACCGTGAAGGTGCGGTTTGCGGACCATGGGCCGAAATTCTCATCGGCGCCCTTGGTGCGTACGCGCCAGACAACCTGCTGGTTGACGCCATAGGCGTTTGTCTTGACGATTGTGCTCTGATTGCCGGTGACGGTATCGACCGTCCAGCTGCTGCCGCCGTCGGTACTGATGGCGAGCTCGGCCTTTTGCTGATCGGAGCCGTCATACGGGTTGTGTCGCCACTGGTATGCGACCGTAGGCTCGTTGGACGCGATAACGCCCGATGACGCCGGCAACACAAGTGTCGGCGCCATCGGCGGACAGATCGTCACGACCGAATCGGACTCGGCCCATTCACTGTCGAGGTGCAGGCGCTTGTTTCGGGCGCGCAGCTTGAAGGTGCCGCCGGCAAGGTCGACATCGAAGGCCTTTACGAGGCCGTCGACATAGATCGACTCGCCCCATTCCCCCCATCCCGTGCTCCCCTGCTTGCACGTCTGATACTCAAGCGATGTCGCCGTATTCGAGTTGTTGTCGAGAATGGCAGTGACGATCGTGTTGCTCTTGCGCGCGACCGAAATGAATCGCGGCGGCGCAGGTGTGTTGTAGATTGGCCCGGCATACTGGTAGTCAGGCGCTGAGCTGTTGTAGTTGTTGGGTATCACTCGCCACTCATACGAGTGGTCAGGTGCGGTCGATGCCGTCCAGGACGTCGGCGAGTTGGTGAGGTCGGCTACATTAGACCAGGCGCCGCCGTCGATGCGCTGGTCGATGTAGATGTGCCTGTACGGACGGGCAACATGCGCATTATTCGACCAGGTGAGCTTCGCGGAGCTGTCCGATTTGCGCTCGACCTTGAGGCCGGAAATGTTGTAAGGCTTCCATTCCGGCGCGCTGACCGTCTCGACGCCGTCGACCGACGATTTGTGATAGGCGCCTGAATATGATGTGTAGTCCGCCGAGATGCTCGAGCGCGCCGTGTATCCGTAGCCGGGATCTCCCCAGTCGCACCAACCGGTGTCCGCATAGACGCCTTGGCCGTAGAGCCTGACGGTCTGTCCCCAGCTCGTCTTGAGCACTGTGCCGTTAAAAGACGAATTTTCGGACACTTCGACGTAATAGCGCGCCTTGACATGGACGATGTCATCGCGGTAGTTGCTGAAGCTGTAGGCAACAACGACTCGGAACGATGCGCCGGGACCAGCCCAATTGCCGTAATGGTATCCCATGCGCTACCTCCCGTTGGCGGTCATAGCCTGGTCGATGGCGCCGAAAACCTTGTATGCGACCGCATCTGCGATCTCATCGGCGTCGCCGTCGGCGTAGACGGTAATCTGCAAGTTATTGGTCGAAGATGCGGCAGCATGGCGCTCAAAGGTGTCCTCGATGAATCCGCGCAGGATGGAGAGCGGCAACACGGCCTCGGGACCTGCCTCGCCGCCGACCATGGCGTTATTACCGTTGAAGCCGAAAAGCGTCGGCCTGGTCAGAATTCCGCCCTTGGCATACCACTCGACGCTGATCTTGGGCGTCCTCGGCGGGACGATTGAGAAATCACCGCTGATGGAAAAGTGCGGCAGGTTGATGTGTGGCAGTTGCAGCCTGCAACCGCTAAAAAATCCCGAAATCGCATTTAGCGCGCCAGACACGGTAGACTTCGCGGCGCCGAGCTTATCGGAAAAGAAATTAACGACCCCCTGTAGGGCCCCGCTCACGATTGAGGTGATCGCATTAAACTGCCCGAAAAAAACGGAAACCACGGAGCCAAGAATTCCGCCGATCGCACCGGCAAGGCCATTTAAAATTCCAGACGCGATAGAGGACAAGCCGCTCAGGATTGTCTGCACGCCATTTTGCGCCATCGTGAAATTTCCGGTAAAAATACCGACAATTACGCCAAGAACGGTATCAATTACACCTTGGACAACGGCCATCCCGCCGGTAATGACCTGTAGCAGGCCTGAGGCGAAAGCCATGGCGCCAGAGACAATAAAACCGAATCCGGTGATGTATCCATCGACCAAAGATTGAAGCGCCGGCAACAGGCCGGTCGTGAAAAACACCGACAGAGCATCGAGCACCGGCTGGATCTGCGCGACCGCCTGCGAAATCGTGTCGCAAATCTGCTGCCAGATTCCCATCACGGTATTTCTAAAGCTGTCGTTGGTATTCCACAAGTAGACGAGTGCGGCTGTCGCCGCGGCGATGGCGATTGCGACAAGTCCGATCGGCGAGAGCAGGAAACTGACCGCACCGCCGAGCGCCGTGACACCGCCTGAGACGGCGGCAAGAATCGGCACGATGTTCGCGCCGATGGCAAAGGCCGCGATGCCGGCGGCACCGCCCGCCACGGCAGGCGCGATCTGGTCGAAGTTGTCGATAAGATTGCCGACTGCCGGGACCACATCGTTGCTGATGGTCTGGACGCCCTCACGCAAAGGCTCCTTGAACTTGTCGTAGAGCTTGAGGCCGACTTCCTCGAGCGCCGAGTCGAGATTGCTCAGGTCTCCGGCGAGGTTGTCGGTCATGGTCGCGGCCATGTCCTTCGCGGCACCGTTTGAGTTGTAGAGCTCATCGCGGAAACTGCCGAGCTCATCGGTGCCGGCGTTGAGGATGAGGTTGAGCCCCTTGATGGAGTCCGCCGTGAAGGTCGATTGCAGCGCACTTGCTTTCTCGGCGTCGCCCATGCCGTTTGTCGCGCTCTCGACATCGCGCATGATATCGACCATGTCGCGGTAGTTGCCGTTGGCGTCCATCACGGCAACGCTCGCGTTGCCGATCTTGATGGCGCCATCGGACATCTTCGCCGTCATGTCGCGCATGACGGCGTTGAGTGCGGTGCCGGCCTCGGAGCCCTTGAGTCCCTGATTGGACAGCTCGGAGATAAAGGCCGTCGTGGTCTGCACATCCATGCCGGCAGCGTTGCAGTTGGCGGCGCAATTCTTAAATGCGGCGCCCAGCTGCTCGACGTTGGTGTTGGCGTTGCCCTGGGCGTAAGCCAAAACATCCGTCATCGTGGCGGCATCGCTCGCCTGCATCGAGAAAGCCGACAGATAGTCGGTGAGCAGGTCGGATGCCGATGCGAGGTCCATCGAGCCCGCCTGCGCGAGCGTGAGCACGCCGTTGATGCCGTCGAGCGACTGCTCGGTATCCCAGCCGGCAAGGGCCATGTAGCCGAATGCATCGGCGACCTGGGCTGCCGAGAACGTAGTCGTGCCGCCGAGCTCGCGCGACTTCGCCTCAAGGCGCTCCATATCATCGGCGCTAGCGCCGGATAGTGCCTGGACGTTGGACAGCGATAACTCGAAGGTCTTGCCGAGATCGATGACCTCCTTGGCGCTGTCCTTTGCGCCCTGTGCGACGCGCGAGAGCGCATCGCTCGCGAGGTTGGACAGCACGCCCTTGGCGACCGTGAAGCCGTCGTTTGCGCGGCCGGCTGAATCGGCGAGGTTATCCTCCTCGCGCGCGAGCTCTGCCGCGGCGTCCTCGGCGGCGCGCATCTTGGATTCGTTTTGACGAAGCTCTGAATTGAGCTCGCGAATGTTGCCCTCGAGCTCCTTGGCCTCGGTCGAGTCCTTGCCCTTTGCGATGACGGCATCGGCATATGCCGTCTGTAGCTGCTTGAGCTTCGAGCGCTGCTCGTTGATCTTGTTGGACAGCTGCGTGTAGGCGCTCTCGGCCTGCTGCTCGGCGTCGGCCTGCTTCTCAATCTCGGTGCTCGTCTGGCTGATGGCGGCGCGGACGTTCTGCTGAGCCGCCTTTGCCTGGTTGAGCTGGTTGGTGAGCTTCTGGGACGATGCGGAGTTCTCGCCAAAGGCGGCGTTGGATGCCTCGAGCTGCGAGGCGAGCGCGTTGATCTTCTGCTGTAGCGTCTCGTCCTGCTGCTCGAGCAGCTTCTTCTTGCGCGTCAGCGCCTCGACCGATGCGCCGGTGTTCTTCATCTGCGCGGCATTCAGCTTGAGCTCGCCGCGGAGCGTGGTCATGGTCGAGTTGGCCGACTTGATGGCGGCGCGGAATTGCTCTGTTTCGGCCTTGAATTTGATTTCGACCGTATTCTTGCTCGCCACTACTTCTTTGTCTCCTCTCGGAGCTTGTTCTCGACAGCCGATTGCCAGAGGTCGTAGGCGTTTTTATTCGCCATGACGCTCAGCAAAAATGGGATGTCGGCGTTAAAAAAAATGTCCTCGGACATGCCGAGGACGAGGACGTAAAAGGCGTAGGCATCTTCAACGTCGGTGATTTCAAATTTCGGAGGACGCGCAACCAGCTTGGATTTCTCCCTGGCGCCTAGTTCCCTTGCGCGCTTTCGGAATGGCTCTGAAAACGCGCCATCTCTTTTGGGGAGATAAGCGACATTGCTGCCATCGTGACCGCATTGACGTCAGCGGGCGCCACGGCGATAAACTCATCCTGCGTGAGCGAATCGGCAAGCGTGCCGTTGTCCTCGATGTACTGGCAGATGTATCCGCAATACACGATATCGAGCATCTTTAGCACGTCATCGGCAGCTCCCGCCATGACCACATGGCTGAATTGTGAGTAGAGCTGCTTGTTGAGCGCACGTAGCTTGATGAGCAGGCCCCACGTGATCGTGAGCTTGAGCTTGGTGCCGTCACTCATCTCGATCTCGGTCGAGGCATTGATATTGCGCTTGGGCTTGGGCATTTCGCGTCCTCCATAAAGTCCGGGGCGCAAAAGCGCCCCGGCATCGGCTAGTTAATCTCCTGGACGAGGTCAGGGTCGACCTTGCGGATCTCGGCAAGGCGGTTTTCGGTGATGTTGAGCACATCACCGACGGCGTGCACGCGCTTTGAGCGGCGGTCGATAAAGGCCTTTAGAACCTGGACTTTCACCTTTTTGGTCGCCATGGCTACTCAGCCGCCTTGACAAGCTCCGGGGTGAAGCTCTCCATCCAGGCGTTCTTTACGTCCTCGGTGGCATCTTCGAGGTCGCACTCGTAATGGCCGAAGCCGTTCTCATCCGGCGAGAATCCGATCTCAACCTCGAGCTCGGCAACCTCCTCGGCACCGTTCTCGACCTTGGATGCGGGGCCGGTGTTCATCACGCAGACGGGCCATGCCTTGAGCTTCTCTTTTTCGTCCTCGTCAAAGACTCGACCGGTCAGCACGAATTCCGGGTGCACAGACGAGCGACCGTAGGCGGTTACGCCGGGCTTGAGCTTGTCGGACTTCATGGCCATGAGGCGGTTGTAGAGGTCTCGGGGCATGTGCGCGGTCAGCTTGAGCGTGCCGCTACCGGTACCGCGCGTGCGCTTCTTCGCAACCACGCCTCGGCACTTCTTCGTGATCTGGATGACCTCGGTCTCCTCTTCAAGGGAGCCGATGCACCCGATCGGGCACGTCTCGGTGCCGAGCTTCACGACGAGCTCGCGCACTTCATATTCTGAAAAGACAGTCGTTTTAATCGCCATCTCAACTCCATTCACTTGTAATTGCCTGCACACAGCGCTCGACAATCCTCGGGATTACCGACTCGGCGCCGCGCTTGAAAAATTGCTGGTTGCCGGCATGCCTGTTGGTGTTGCTGCCATCATCGGGATAGTAGAGGTACTGGTAGTTGCCCTTGGCGGCGACCGTCACGGCGAGATTCTCGTTCGTGCGGTACTCAGGCCAATCGGACACCTTTGCCGATGCCTTGTGGCCTTTAAAGGTCCTGCCCGATGCATGGATGAGCGGGTTGATGCCCCGGTAGATGACCGGTCCCGCCTCGTTGTGCAATACCTCGTTGATGGCTCGCTCGGCGTTGTCGGGATACTGCTGAGCCGCCACGGTGACGGCGGCAAAATCGGCCTCGCCGATAAATGCCCATCCGCTCACGACTTGACCGCCTTGACGAATCTGAGCGTCATCATCTCAACGACGTCTTTTGTGCCGGGCTTGGTCGTGTAGTAGTAGCCAATGGCGGTGCCGTGGTCCAGGCGCATGCCGGGAATTGCGGTCATCGCGCCGATCACCTCGGCGGCGGCGCCATCCGGCACATAGCTCTCGCGGACCATTGCGACCGAATACACGTTCGTAAATCCGGTCAGGTTATCCTTCGCGCGGGTCTCCTCGCGCGAAAAGACCGTATAGTCCCACGGGTCGCTCTCGTGCAAACCGGCGGCGGTGCCGTAGAAAACGACATCGTCGACGGTCTCGAGCGCCTCGCGGATGCGATCGAGCGTGCTATCGGGCGTCGACATACGGCACTCCCCCCTCGAGGTAGAGGTACATCTCGGTATTGGTCCTGTCGATGTGGGCGATGCCGTAGATCGTGGCCCCGATGACCGCTTTCATCCCTGGCTTAACTGCCTTGATGTTGTGAGTGCAAATCTTTGCGCTGCACGTGAAGCCTAGGCGCTCGGAAACCTCATAGTCCTGGTCGCGCACCGAGCACGAGCGGAAGAATAGGCGCACGAGCGGGTCGAGGTCGTAAGGGACGCTCGAGTTGCGCTTTGCGCCGAAAGATGACGGCGTGCGGGTCTCGGTGTAGATCCCCACGACGCCGTCGCTATAACTCGGCAGAGGCCGCTTTTTGAGCATATTCCACCGCCAACCACCGGTCTCGGCACTTGGCGATCTTCTCGGCGTAGTTGACCTCGAAATCGTCGAGCGCGTCGTTCCACTCATAGAAGCAGTACGCAAGGAAAAGCGCCTGCTCGGTGCCTCCATCCTCGAAGGTAAATGAATGCTCGGTGATGCCGAGCATGGAGCGGAGGTCGGAATCGGCCTGCTCCATGATCTCATCTATGCGCTCATCGATTTCATTGTCACGGTAGGTCACGCGCAGCTTGCGCCGTACTTTGTCGACAAGCGCCATGCGCTACCTCCTCTAGGCTACGGGCAGACCCTCGGCGGCATCGTCAACGGCGCGGTCCGCGGCGATGTCGGACTGGGCAACGACATTCGCGGCAGCGGCGGCGGCGTTGACGTTCTTCACGGTCACATAGGCCGGGTCGAGGTTGGAGATATCGAGCACCGCGAAGCTAGTGTTGTCGTATGCGCGACCGGCTGCATGCTGGACGAGCTTGAAGGTTCGCGCGTCGTCAAGGAAGTGGACGGAGTCATCGAAGATGATGGCACCGTTGCGCTTGCCGCCGACGGCGAGCGTGTAATCCTCGATGACACCGAGCACGGCGGTGCCGGACTTTACGACGTTGGACTTGATGACCTCAGTCGGGAACGGGAACAGGTCTCGGACGTAACCGCCGACCTCGGGAGCGAGCACGGTGGTCGCCGGCATGACCTTGGTCAGGTAGTCGACCGTGTTGACGAGCAGCACGACACTGTTGATGTCGCGCATCTTGCCCTTCTCGGTGAGGGCGACCTTAGCAACGAGCTTGCCGTAATCGGCAGGCGCGAAGGACGTAACGGCGACCTTCTCCTTGTCCGGGTAGCCGGTCGACTGGTTGAAGTCGCCATTGGGGTTCTTGGTCGCACCGATGGGCATATTGACGCCGGTGCCGTTGACGATGGCATCCTCGAGGCCGTAGCCAAGCGCCTCGGCCATGACGGCGCGGATGAATGCGTCGAGGAACACCGGGCCCATGTCGAGAAGGTCAAGCGGGATGATGCAAAAGGCGGTGTACTTTGCCTGAGTGATGTCGAGGACCTTGAGCGCGCCCTTGATCTCTTGGATGATCTTCTCGTCGATCTCACCCCAGGCGCCCTTCTGCACCGTGGAGTCGTTGATGATCCACTTGGTCGAGTAGCCGGCGTTGGCGAATCGAATCTTGCTGAGCAGCGGACGGGTCTCGATGAGGTAGCGCAGGACGTCATCGATGACGGTCTCGGGCATCAGGTCATCGACGTTCTCATCTTTGAGGATGTCGATGAAGGACTGCTTGGACTCGGCACCCTTGAGCGCCTGGGCGATGCCGGTGTACCAAGCGGACTCCTTGGCGGTCAGTGTGCGGTAGCCACGGTTCGCAAGGACCTGATCGTCCTTGGACTGGCTGTAAAGGTCGAAGTCGGCGCGGATGGATTCGGCGATCTCGTTGCCGAAAGCATCCCAGGCGCTCTCCATCTGCTTGGGGTCGCCGGACTGGAAGGCCTCGGCGATCTTGGAAGCGCTCTTGGTGGTCTTGATAAGGCTCATTGAGTCTCCTATCTATTTCGTTCTAGTTGGCGAAAAGGCTCGTGAATGCGGCGATGCCGCCGGCAAAAGCCTGCTTCTTGTCGGGGTCCTTCTCAGGGTCCTCGGGCTCGTCATCGGGCTCGGCGTCATCGTCGCAGTCCCCATCGCCCTCGTCATCATCCGAATCGGAATCGCCGTCATCGGCGCCGGAATCGGCGCCGGAATCGTCGCCGGAATCGTCGTCGGTATCGTCCGGATCGTCATCGTCATCCTTGGCGGCGGCACGATGCTCGACGGATGCCATGACGAGCGCCATGAGCGAATCGCGCGCGCCCTGGGACGCCTTGTCGCCGCTCTCGAACGTTTCGATTGCGGTGGCAAAACCCATGTCGACGGCGTCTGCCGGGCTGATCCACGTCTCGGCGTCCATGAGCTCGGTGAGCTTGTCCTCGGTGATGGAGACGCGCGCCATATAAGCAGACTTCGATGCACTCGTGATGGTGTCCATATCGTCGGCGAGCTTGCGCAGGTCGGCGGCGTTGACACCCCATGCGCTCGTCCAGGCGTTGTGAATCATCAAGAGCGATGCATCGGACATCAGGCGCTCGTCACCTGCCATGAAAATCACGGACGCAATCGAGCAGGCAAAGCCGTCGCAGGTGGTGCGCACGCGCGCCTTGTGTCGGCGGAGCGCCGAGTAGATGGCAAGGCCCTCGGCGACCTCGCCGCCATAGGAGTTGATGTGCACGTTAATCTGGGACACATCGCCGAGCTCATCGAGCTGCTTGGACAGCTTAGGAGCTGACATGGCGTCATCATCCCACCAGCACGAGCTGATGTCACCGTAGATGTCGAGGTCGGCGGTCGTGCCGTCCTCGGAGGTAGTTAGCTGGAAATATTTCTTCACTACAGTTCACCTCCTTGGTTCGCATCGCGGAGTACGTCCTCAACGGCGCCAAGGTTCTTGGTGATGAGACGCTTGTTGGCGAGGTCATCGCCGACAGGCTCGTAACCGAGTGCCTTGAGCACGTCGTTGATAGTGAAAACGCCGTAGGACACCAACTGCGAAGCAGATCCCGCGGCATCGATAATGTCGATATGCTTGATAGTGGTCGTGTCGACCTTGACCTTTGTGCCGGCCATGATTTCGTCGGGATTGAAATTCTTTCGCGTGACCTCGTCGGAAATCATCTTCGCCTCGGGGTCGACTGAAAACGTGAGCATCGTGTTGACGAGGTCGCCCATGTTGGTCATGTCGCCATACATGATCGATTTCGGGACCTTGAATGCGATGGCGGCGCTGTCGTAGATCTCTTTACGTAGGTCGGAGATGTCAGTCGGCTCGACTGCGTTCTCAGCCTTGACCGGCTCTAGGCGCGAGCCCTTGGTCTCGAAGTACACGGCGTTGGCGTTGTCGATAAAGGTCGTGAGGTTGCGCTTGAGCATGGCCTCTGTCTCATCCTCATCCTTGAGGCTACCAGTGCGCCCGCGCTCCATCACGAGCTTGTATTTCTGACCGCAGGTCGACTTGTATGCCGCCATCGCCGCCGCCATGAGCGTCGAGTACGAGTCGAGCATGCTCTCGACATAGGACGAGATATTTTTGTCGGCAAGCTTGAAGAACATACATTCGCTCGCGCGGTACTTCCTGATCAGGTTGGCGTTGCCGATGACGATGCCGCTGAAAATGTCCTGCTCAAGTGGATGCTCCTCGCGTGAGTACGAGTCGGCGACGTAGAAGCGGTCGCCGACTGGCACGACGAGCGCATCGCCGCGCATGCAAAGCCGTTCGACGAGCTCACACCAAAACTGAGCTGCGTTCTGGTTATCGTTAGGCTCGACGTTCAGTCGATACCAGAGGTCATCGTTGACCTCCTTGCCCTTCTCGTACACGCGGAACAGGCACATCGCGAGCGCATTGGCCTTGTATGAGATGGCGGTCGCGAGCGCAATTGCCTTGAAATAGGTGGTTGCGGCGAGTTTAGTCTCGACACTTCCACCGGCGGCTGGCTCGATCTCGGCCTGCGTCACGCGCAAGCCGAGAAAGTCGATTGCTTTCAAATGGCCTCCCCTCTAGAAGGTCATGGTTGGGATGATTTCAATGTCAGAGGTATCAGGCAGGCGGTCGGCCACCGTGAATGCGGCGGCGAGCGCCATGAAGCCATCGGTCTTACGCGATTTCGGCTCGATCTTGTCGTAGCAGTAATTTCCGTGCGCGGCGGCGGTGAGCTTAACGTTGTTCGCGTACCACCTCATCATCGGATCGTCTCCCCAGGCGATGCGGTGGTTGATGAGCGCCGAATTGACGATTGGCTGAATCTGCATCAGGTCGGACGGTCGCACGAGCTTGACGGTCTTTTCCTTCGCAGAAAAGCCGATTGAATCGAGCTCGCGCATGAAGGTCGAATGCCGGTATGAGTCGATGGCACCTTCTTGGATGTCGTAGGTGCCCATCTGCTCGTAGAGCCAATCGGTAACGAGGCTCGCGTGAATCTCGACATCGTCGACGTACTCGAGCAGGTCGCGCCGCGCCCACTCGTCGAGCGGAGCCTTGATACGCGCCAAGTCCTTTGATGCACGGCAGACCCATGAGTGCTGGATTGCGAAATACTCGTCACCGTCGCGGAAAAGCAGCGCCGCTGCAACGAAGTCCTGTGTCTTTGCGAAGTCGATGCCGAAAACACAGGTCATGCCGGAGAGGTCTGGCAGCTCGCGTGATGCGGCCTTGAGGTTGTCGTAATCGGTGAGCTGGTAATCTGGGTTTCCGGCGGGCAGATTCATGCGCTTTGTCATGAAGTCGGCGTTGCCTGCTGGGTTATCGAGAAAGTCCTGATACTCCTGCTCGATCTGGCTCACCAAAACGGGAAGGTACGGCAGGCTCGGGTTCGCCTTGACCCAGTTGCGCTTGTCTGAGACCTCGTCGGCGGTGTCGAGCTTGAAGATCAGCGGCAGGAATCCGTTGTCGGGAATCTCGCCAGAGAGGATGCGACGCGATTTATCAAGCAGGCTGTCGAGCACGCCGTCGCGCACGTCGCCATCGGTCGTGATGTACAGGCGCCGCGGATGCGGTTTCTTGCCGAGGCCGGTCGTGAAGACCTTGATGTTGTCGAAGTTCTGGTAGGCGTGCACCTCATCGAAGATGACCATGCCGGAGCGCAGGCCGTCCTTCGACTTGGGGTTGTCGGTACGGTACTTGATGCGCGAGTTGGTCGACCGGCAGACGATCTCCTCTTTGTTCCACCGGAAACCCTTTTGGAAGCGCCGGCGCTGACCGGAGTTCTCGAGGATGTTCCAGATGTCGTCGAAGGAGGTCTTTGCCTGGTCCTCGGAGTTGGCGCAGATATCGACGTCGTAGTCACGAACGCCGTTGACCTTGGTGGTCGAGCAGAACGCGATGAAGCTGCAGAAACCGTTCTTGCCGGCACCTCGCCCCATGTAGGCGAATTCCTGCGACCATCTCGGCGTGCCATCCTTGTTGAACACGCACATGAACAGCGCGAACGCGAAAAGCTCCCAAGCGAAAAGGTCGAATGGAAAATACTTCTCGTAGTGCCGGTATTCGGCAAGGCGCTCGGTGTCGATTATCAGTTCCTCGTCGGCGAAAACTCGCCTGAGGTGCGCCATGAGCTGATGCTGCTCGGCGCATGCCCTGACCTTTCCAGTCTCGACCATGCGCATGTAGGTCGTGATCTCGGGACAGTTGATGCGCTTGTGCCGCCGCGCGCGTGCGCTAGAACTCACCCTCGCCGTCATCCTCACGGCGCTCGGGGACTACGAGCTTGCAGCGCGCGGTCACGGTGAGCCCGAGCGAGGATGCGCACGCCTGAGCCTGCTTAAAGGCGCGGTCCTGTGCGATCTGCAAGTTCTTGATGTTGAGCGGGTCGTGCTCTTCCATCAGATCTGAGGTATATCGCTCGTACAGCGATTCGGATACGACGTATCGCGCAAGGCAGTCGGCATCGGGTTGCCCGAAATTGTCGGGCATGAGCGCCGTCAACATCTCGGCGTAGCGGTTGAACTCGTCCCTGATCTCAGGCCACTTGTCGAGGTAGCCCGGCGGCGACACGCCGCGAAGCGCGACCGGCACGACCGACTCGGTCGCCTTGCGGCGCTCCTTCTCGGCCTTGGTCAGATGCGACTTGCCGCGCGCGGTCAGTACGTCGACCGGTTGCTTGTTTCGCCCGGCCATCCGCACACCCCCCTATCGCTGATTTTCAAAAACGGAATTTAAAATCCTCTGTCCTATACACCCCCCCGTTGTTCGCCCCCTACGGAATTAGGGGCTATGGGGAGCTGGGGGCCTGTCTAGCGTCAGTCCCAGCGCTCCTTTGTCACGGGCTTGCCCTTGGGCTTGTGCCGCGGACCGTCGAAGCGACCGTGAGCGGCGTTGTGACACGAGTTGCACAGAGGATGCAGCACCTCGCGCCTCGTCCCATCTGGCAGCTCGACATAACGAGTAAGCGCCATGCCTGGATGCGAATGCACGTAGAACTCATGGTGCACTGTGTCGGCTCTCACGTAGATGCCGTGGTCCGCACACTCCTCGCACTCATAGCCGTGGTCCTCAAGGACCTCATGCCTCAGTGCTTTCCACTCAGGGCTGTTGTAAAAGACATAGATCTTGTCATCGGCATAGAGCTCGCGAATCCATGACGCGAGCGGCCTGTCGCTCGGGACATGCACGGCGCACCTCTGGGACAAAAGAAAAGGACCGATGGCTGCTGTCGCCCATCGGTCCCTCAACTACCACGATCCTCACCAGCGCGCCCCCGCGCTGTGGTTGCGCACCGAGCAGGGTTGGACTGTCTCAATGCGCGAATCGCAATGATATCTATAACACCACATCGCGCAGTCATACCGGCTCACAGCAGCTCAAAGTGGCTCACATCGGCTCAACTTTTTAGGTAGTCGGCGTTGAGACCGATGCTGCCGGACATGGCGCCGAGTCCGACACCGTCGATCGCATGGCGTAGGCCGATGCTGTCGATGGTGTCGAGCGCGGTCATGGCGTGGCGCTTGGCGGTCGCCGGCGAGACGTGGCACAAGACACCGCATCTAACCCACGTCTCGGCGTTCAGATAGCGCCAGAACAGCACATCTGCGTATTCGCTACCAAGTACCGCAGAGACTCCTTCTCGCCCGTTCCTGCCGTAAATGAGAGCCGCACAGAGGTTAAGGAGCTTGGTGTCCTCAACGAGACGGGCACGCATCATTGACTCGTAATCCACGATCGCGATTGACGCAGCCGTTCCGTTGACGTCCTTGGTGGCGCCTCGACCGCCGCCCGAGATTGATGACGAGCCGCCAAGCGTGCGGTGACGCATGCGCTCGAGCTGCTTGGCCGCATGGTCGCGCTCGATGGCGGCAGATCGCGCGGCCTCGAACAACTCGCGAGCATCCTTGAAATCGTCTAGCACAGCTCGGCTCCTTTGCAAATGTCGCGAGTTTTCAACAGCCCAAAAAAGTTTTCAACAGAGAAAGAACCAAAGAGAGGACTTACTTGTGAGGTTGACTCCCGACGCCCGGCACGTCTCGTTAATAACGAGCCGTGCGTCGGCGTTTCTTTTATTTTATTTTCTTTTATTTTATTACAAGCAACGCTTAAGCTATGCTTTAGCTTTGCTTTGTTGAAAGTTTCCGCAGGTAGATTA